ATGAGCGTGAGTAAGAAAAAAGACGCCTTCGAGAGCTTCTCGGAAAAACAGCTGCGGGTGCTCTCTTGGTGGTGCCCGTCGAGCCCGGACAGGAATTTTGACGCGATAATCTGCGACGGCGCCGTGCGCTCCGGCAAGACCCTGTGTATGTCCGTCTCGTTCGTTGCGTGGGCATTTTCGGCGTTTGACGACACATCCTTTGCGCTGTGCGGCAAGACGGTCACTTCACTGAGAAGAAATATCATAACGCCCATTCTCCCCGTGCTGCGCCGCCTCGGCTTCGACTGCCGCGAAAAGCTGTCCCAGCACTTGGTGGAGATAGAGTATTCGGGCAGGCGCAACCGCTTTTACCTCTTCGGGGGCAAGGATGAGGGCTCTGCGGCGCTGATTCAGGGCATGACGCTCGGCGGGGTGCTTTTAGACGAGGTGGCTCTGATGCCGCGCTCGTTTGTCGAACAGGCGTTGGCGCGCTGCTCGCTCGACGGCTCAAAGCTGTGGTTCAACTGCAACCCCGATACGCCTCTGCACTGGTTCTACGAGGAATGGATAAAAAAGAGCGCGGAGAAAAACTGCCTGTATCTCCATTTCACCATGGACGATAACCCGTCGCTTACGCCCGCGATAAAGCGCAGATACGAGAGCCTTTACAGCGGCGCGTTCTATGACCGCTTCGTTCTGGGCAAATGGGTTGCGGCGCAGGGACTTGTCTATCCGTTCTTTTCGCGCTCGGTCCATGTTGCGGAGCCCGAGGGCATACCGTCGCGCTATTTCATCTCCTGCGATTACGGCACGGTCAATCCGTCGTCATTCGGGCTCTGGGGCGAGTACGGCGGGCGCTGGTACAGGCTGAACGAATACTATTTCGACAGCCGCAGGGAGGGCGAGCAGCGTACCGACGAGGAGCATTACGCCGCGCTCGAGCAGCTTGCCGGCGAGCTCAACGTTGAGGCGGTTATTGCAGACCCCTCCGCCGCGAGCTTCCTCGAATGTATCCGCCGCCACGGGCGATTTCGTGCCGTGCCCGCAAAAAATGACGTTATAGACGGCATCCGCCGCGTTTCGGATGCCCTCAAGGAGCGGCGCATCCTTTTCTCGCAGTCATGCACGGACTGCCTTCGGGAATTTTCCCTCTACAGATGGGATAACACTGCCGCACGCGATGCTCCGAGAAAGGAATACGACCACGCCATGGACGATGTGCGCTATTTTGTCTCCACAGTGCTCGCGCACGAGGAGGACGGCTTTTTCGCGCTCGCCATGAGCAGATGACGGTCGGGCGGTCGGCCGTCATGAAAAGGAGGAATAACAATAAACCCGTTCAAAAGAAAGAAAACCGCTCCCGAGCCTGCGGCGGTGCAGACCTCGGCGCGTCCCGCGTCGGGGCTCGGACTGCTCGACAGCTATACTCCGCTCGGCGGAAATCAGACGCGGCTCTACTACGCTCTGCGCGAAGCCGTGCCGATAATCGACGCCGCAATATTCAAGACCGTCCGCCTGACGGGCGGCTTTGAGGTCAGATGCGCCGACGAGCGCCTGCAGGACAGGCTCGACAATTTTATACGCAATGTTCCCGTCGGCGGCAATCAGTTTGGGCTCGAAAGCTTTATCTCCACTTATTTCGAGCAGCTTCTTACCTGCGGTACGGCGGTGGGCGAGATGGTGACGGACTCGGACGGGCATATAGCGGCGCTCTTCAACTCGCCGCTTGAAAACATCGAGCTTCGCCGCGCTGCGGACGGAGTCGGGGTGGATATCTTCTCCGCCTCGCTCGAGGGTATGCCGTCGCCCGTCAGGCGACCGGAGCTGGTGCTTCTGTCCGTGATGAATCCCTTGCCCGGCGAGGTCTGCGGCTGCTCTATGCTCAAGGGGCTGCCGTTCGTCAGCGGGATACTCATGAAGATTTACAAGACGATCGGGCTCAACTGGGAGCGCATGGGAAACGTCCGCTTTGCGGTCACATATAAGCCGCAGAACGACACGCTCGACCGCGCATATGCCAAGGAACGCGCCATGCAGGTGGCTAAGGAGTGGAGCGAGGCCATGCAGACGGGCGGCGCCGTGAAGGACTTTGTCGCAGTCGGCGACGTTCAGATAAAGGTTATAGGCGCCGACAATCAGATTTTAGACAGCGAGGTGCCCGTGCGTCAGATGCTCGAGCAGATAGTCGCAAAAACCGGACTGCCGCCTTTTATGCTCGGCCTGTCATGGTCATCGACGGAGCGTATGTCGGCTCAGCAGGCGGACGTGCTCACCAGCGAAATCGACGCATACCGCCGCATTTTAACTCCCGTCGTCGAGCGCATATGCCGCACCTATCTGCTTCTTGAGGGAACGCCCTCGCAGGTGGAGGTCGAGTGGGATGACGCTATGCTTCAGGACAATGTCGAGCTTGCGCGTGCCGAGCTCTATGCGGCGCAGGCGGAAAAAATCAGGAAAGAGATTGAAAACGGGGAGTGATAACTACGCAGAACAGTGTTCTTTCGGGCGCTCCGACTCCGCAGGAGCTGGAGCTTATCAACAGTTATACCGTAAAGCCGCTCAAGGCGGAGGAGGTCTATACCTTCGGCATCGTGCTTTGCGACAATGAGATCGACCGCGACTTCGAACGCTTTGATATTCCGGCGCTCGAAAAGTTAGCCGGGCTTTTTGTCGGCAAGACGGGGATATTCGACCACAGCATGAGCGGCAGAGATCAGACGGCGAGGATATTTTCCTGCCGCGTCGAGACGGACGAAAACAAAGTCACCTCGGCGGGCGAAAAATATACGAAGCTCTGCGCGAGAGCCTATATGCCGCGAAGCGAGAAGAATGCGGCGCTCATAGAGGAGATAGACGCGGGGATAAAGAAAGAGACGAGCGTCGGCTGTTCGGTCGGCAGAAGCGTTTGCTCTGTCTGCGGCAAGGACGGGCGAACCGAGCCATGCGCCCACATAAAGGGCAGGGAGTACGGAGGCAAGCTCTGCCACAGGATACTCTGCGACCCGACGGACGCCTACGAATGGTCGTTTGTAGCTGTCCCCGCCCAGCCGGCGGCGGGCGTTACGAAGTCCTACCGCGCGGACGAGCAGACCGTAAAGACCGTCAAGCGCCTCTCCTGCGCCAACGGGGGAATGACCCTGACGAAAGCCGAAGCGGCGGGACTTTACGGCTACATAGACGAGCTCGAGAAGCTCGCCCGCGAGGGCAGGGAGTACCGCGAGGAGTTAATATGCGATGTGATACGCATGGGTGCGGCGGCTCTGCCCGATATGCGCGGCGAGAGTCTCTCAGCGATATGCGGCACGCTCGGTCTCGAGCAGCTCAGAGAGCTGAAAAAGGCGTTTTCGGGCGGCGGAAAGCTCAACAGCCAGCTCTCGCCCAAAAATACCGAGGCCCGTTCGGGCAACAGCGAGTTCAGAATTTAAAGGAGGATATTTATGTCAGTTTCAACTAAAGGTTTTTGTGAGAATGTTTTAACTCTCAAGGCGGCAAGCGGACTTAAGGCGGGCGTGCCCGTCGCGGTCAGCGCAAATGATACCGTCTCTTCCGCGGGCGCGGACGCAAAGTTCTGCGGTGTCGGCGTCAATGTAAACGGCGGCTATGCGGGCGTTCAGCTCTGCGGTGCGGTCACCCTGCCCTATACGGGCACGGAAGCCCCTGCGGTCGGCTATGCTGCGCTCGCAGCGGACGGAGCGGGCGGCGTTAAGGTCAGCACAAAGGGCAACAACTATCTCGTGCTCAACGTCAACACCGCCGCCAAAACAGTGAGCTTCATGCTCTGATTCTGAAAGGAGAATAATATGACTGCTTTTGATAATATCAGACTTGAAAAAGGTCTCTACGCATCCGGCGATTTCACCGGCGCACTCGAAAAGATAGACCCCTCGGAGAATTACAGCGGCACCGCGCTCGAGGGACTTGACGCATATCAGCGCCAGCTCAAGCGCTTTAATATCAAGGTCAGCGGAGCGGGCAGCGACGTTGTTGACAAGTTCTTCAAGACCTCCGATTCCGCCGTGCTCTTTCCCGAGTATGTCTCCCGCGCCGTCAGGCAGGGTATGCAGGAGGCGAATGTCCTCCCGCGCATAGTCGCGTCGACTACGGTCATAGACTCGCTCGACTACCGCTCGATAGCCTGCGAGCCGAGCGATGACGAAAAGGAGCTCAAGGTTGTTGCCGAGGGCGCGTTTATCCCCGAAACCAGCGTCAAGAGCAAGGAGAACCTCGTCCACCTGAAAAAGCGCGGCCGCTCCCTTGTCGCTTCCTATGAGGCCGTCCGCTTCCAGCGTCTCGACCTGTTTACGGTGACTCTGCGTCAGATAGGCGCATATATCGCGCGCACTCAGCTCAGCGACGCTGTTGATGTGCTCATAAACGGCGACGGCAACAATAACGCCGCCGCAAACACCGCCGTCGAATCAGCCGGCAAGCTCACCTATACCGACCTTGTCAACTTCTGGAACCTCTTCGACCCCTATGAGCTCAACACGATTATCGCAGCTCCCGCGCAGGTGGCGCAGATGCTCGGTATCTCCGAGTTCAGGGATGCCGCGGCAGGGCTCAATTTCCATGCGACGGGCGAGGTCATAACTCCTCTCGGCGCAGATCTTATAAAGGGCTCCTGCGTGCCTGCGGGCAAGATAATCGGTATCGACCGCAGCTGCGCCCTCGAAATGGTCACCACAGGCCCCGTCTCCACCGAGTACGACAAGCTCATTGACCGTCAGCTCGAGCGCGCGGTTATAAGCTCGACGGCGGGCTTTGCAAGGATATTCGACTCCGCCGCCCGCACCCTTACCGTCTGACGGCGGGGGTGAGAGCATGATAACTCAGTGGAGCGTACTCTCCCTGTTAAAACAGCTTACGGACATCGGCGAGGAGGAGGAAAAGCTCTGCCTCGGGATAGCCCTGAGCTCGCTCGAACGCGTACAATCGAGATTAAGAGCCGATGCGGACATTAACGATGTGAGAATCGCTCAGGCCGCCGCGGGACTCGCCTATTACGCCCTGTGCGTGCGCCGCGCGGGCAATTCGGACGGCGTCGAGAGCTTTAAGGCCGGCGACATCACCGTTAAAAAGGGCGCGGACAGCTCGCTTAAATTCGCGGCGTCCGTGCGCGACGCTGCTCTCGCCGAGCTCACGCCTCTTTTGAGCGACGACGGTTTCTTCTGCTGCGGGGTGGAGATATGAACCTCTCGGCGGAATTTGAAAAGTGGGGCAGGGTGCTCGTTATCGAGAATACCGACTCCACGAGAACCGCGCCGTTCAAGGGCTTTATTCAGCCGCTGAGATACAAGAACAAGATGTACCTCTACGGCGTAAACACCGAGATAGGCTACAATTCTCAGGGCTATTATCTCTATATCGGCCCGCCCGAGCACGATCTGACGCTCAACGAGGACGCGCTGATAATCGACGGAGATATAAAATATCAGATAGACCGCGCGGAGAAGATAAAGCTCGGCGAAGAGGTGCTCTATGTCTGGGCTGTTGTGCGAACGGTCGTTGAGATAACGGAATAATATTAAAGGGCTGCCGGGCTTTCCCGGCAGTCCGGTTTCAGGGAGGTTTTTATGAGTACAATAAGTGTTCTGCCCTCGCAGATAGCGGGCTGGCTTTCCGAGCAGACAAGTCTCGGCGGGATAAGATTCATAACCGAATATCCCGCCGTCAAAAAGGAGATACCCCTAAAGCGCGTCACCGTCGCCGTGGGCATAGGGGAGATGGAAATAGTGGACAGCTTCACCGAAAACGACGAGGGTGTGCTGATAAAGAACGAATACTGCCGCCTCGCAACTATAAAGATAAAGCTCGCCATCCATGTCCCTTACAGCAGGGGCGGCGCTGCCTGCCATGATATTTTGACCGCCATTATCGACTGCCTGACCTTCGACACGGATTTGAATGTTGTCGAGTCCGGCTGCTCCGGCGTCAAGGCGGACAGGGACACCGACGCCTTTGTGCTCGACGCGCACATACTCATGCAGGCGGATTTCTGCCCCGCTGACACAACGGGCATGAACTTCCACTGCTTCCTCGACAAGACCCTGCTCTGCGGCTCGCACGTCCGCGATACCGTGAAGCACGTCACCGCCGAGGATAAGGCTCTGTGGAACGCACCTGTAAAAATCGGCTCGTATACGGGCACGGGTGCAAAAAGCCGTTCTGTAAAAGTCGGCTTCAAGCCCACCGCCGTATTTGTTTTTTGCAGGAGTATGCCCGCCGCTATAGCTGATTTTTCGGGCTCATCAACAAACTGCTATGTTGCCGCCGCGACTCAGGGAGGCGGTATGGCGGGAGTCGGCATAACCTCCGACGGCTTCAGTATCAGCTCGGCGAGCGCCGTCAACGGGGGCAAGAGCCAGCTCAATGATTTGGGCATGACCTATTCGTATATTGCGCTGAAAATATGATTTGCCGACCCTTTTATCGGACAGAACTTCCTTTTGCTGCGCTAAAAATGTGATTTTGCATCATTTAGTGCAACTTTCGGGGCGAATTTAAAATATTTACCCGTTGACAAATATTTGATGTGATACTATAATTATAAGCATAGCACGAACAAATGTTCGAAAACAAGGAGATGAGCAAATGTCAAAAAGAAGTGTCGGGGCGGCGATGGATTTCTCGTTTCCGACTCCCGAAGAGCGGCAGGCGGCAATGTGCGTCTGCTGCGGCTCGCACTGCCCGGGCTGCGAATCACCGGACGACTACGCATGGCGGCGCAGAGATGTTGACCTGTCATTGCTTACCGACGAGGTGATAAAAACGAGGCTCACGCCGCGCGAGAGGGAGGTGACCGAGGCCTATTGGTTCGACGGCCTGACCGTCTCCGCAATAGCAGAGAAAATAGGCGTGTGCCCGTCGAGCGTATCGAGACGGCTCGAAAAGGCACAGAGAAAGATTTATGACGCGCTGAGCTTTACCGTTAAGTATCAGCATGATTTGGAGAGCGTCGAGTTTCTGCCGATAGCCGTCCGAAGGGCTCTCGCCGTGAGCGCGGCAAAAAGATACGAGCCGGAGAGCATAGGCGGCAGGATAAAGAAGCTCAGATGCGGCGAAAACATAGGCGAGCAGATGCTCTGCGATGCGCTCGGAATGCGAATAAAGACGCTTAGAATGATAGAGAGTGGAGAAAAGGAGCCGAGCCTGCACCAGTTGACGGAGCTCGCCGGTTTTTTCGGCACAACGGCGGATTATCTTTTGAAGGGAGAAGAAAAATGACGTTCAACAAAACGCTTTGCGACCTTGCAGACGAATATTTCGAGCAGGCGCAGGTGCTCGAGGGGATAATTGCAAAATACAGAAAACGCCTCGCGGCTCTCCCTAATCCGGAGACGAGCCGCGAGGCCTACGGGATAAAATCGCTGCTCAATGTGCTCTATGCGGAGCACAGGGACGTAATGGAGACGGCAAATTTTCTCAAGGACAACTATTCCGGGGAGGAAAATCAATGAGAGATATAAAAGTAAAAATACTTGCGGACGGAACGGCTCAGGTTGAAGAGCCGTTCTGCTTTTGCGGGGAGCATAACGCGGCGCGGCTTTGTATCACGCTGAACGAAGAGCTCAAAACCGATGCGTCGTATTATCTTCTGAGCTTCGACGTTTACGGGCTCAGCCGCCGCATAATGTCGAATATTATAAGCGGCGCGGACAGCACGCCCGCCTGTGTCAAGGACGGTGTTATATATTGTCCTCTGCCCGAGGCGCTGACCTCGACGGGCGAGCTCTCGGTTCAGGTCGAGGCGCACAGACGCGATGAGCTTGAGGTGAAGGCGGTAATAAAATCCTCCGTGTTTACCCTCGGCTTTGAGCCGTCGGTCATGGGCGTTGACGGCGAACTTGAGGAGGCGTGCGGGATTTTGCCGCAGATTGCCGCCGCGGTGGAAAGTTTGCGGGATTTAAAAGCCGTGTTCGGCGATCTGGACGACTTCAGATTTGCCATAATCAACGCGCTCGGCTACACTCCGAGTCAGCCGGCCATGCGATCTATCTGCAACAGCGCGACGGTGTCCGAGTATACCCGCAATAATTCGGAATACTGCATGACGGGGCTTCAGACACTCAATATAAAATATCCCGAAGCTACAGAAAAATTCGAGTCTTGGATGCGCCTGACCTTTGCCGAGAGCGGCAATATCACCGTCACTCTGCCTGCCGACACCAAATATATCGGCACAGCGCCCGATTTCAAAAACGGCGAGACGTGGGAGCTCAGCTTCAAGGACAAGGTTCTGGCGGCTCAGAAGGTCGGTGAGGGCACATGAACAGGCGCAGATTTATATGGCAAGAGGCAGAGACGCAGAGCGGACTGCCGAGCAGCTATACCGCAGTCGATTATTTACAGGCTTCCGGCGGACAATGGATAGACACGGGTTACAGGTACGGCGCAGGCAGCGACATAGAGGTTAAGTTCGGCGCCTCCGCTGACGGCACACTCCTCGGGGCGCAAGATTCAGATGACGCTATGTATAAATTTGCGATTGTGGACGCTACCCCGCTTTTATGGATTGCACGAGGACAGAACGGATATAGTATGAGCGTTAAGAATATGCAAAAGCCTTTTGTTTTACGCAATATCGGAAATTTGTTCAAGGTGACAGACAGCGAGGGTACAGAAAAGACGGTGACGATAGAAGCTGCCGGTTATGTTGGCTCTCAACAGTCAGTGTATCTTTTTGCCCGACATAATAAATCCGGTATAGCTCAAAAAAGCAAGTCGCAAATCTACTATTGTCGATTTTATGAAAACGGCGAGCTTGTTTGCGACATGCGCCCGTGCCTCAACGCTGACGGCGTGCCGTGTATGTACGATTTAATAAGACGGCGGACTTTATACAATCAGGGCACAGGCTCTTTTACGTGGGGGTGATTAAATGATATACGGAAAACTTATAGACGGCGAGCTCAGAGGAGCACCGCGACCGATAAAAACGGCGGACGGCGACGTGTTTACAAACGACCCGTCAATATACCTCGCCAACGGCTATAAGCCGATAAATTTAACGGACTGCCCGTCCGACGGAAAGAGTTATATCGGCTCATGGACGGAGACAGAAACAGAAATAACGCAGGTGTGGACGGAGCAGTCGCAGACGGACGAAGCGACCCCCGAGCAGCTGGAGACGGCACTACATCAGATAGGAGGCGCGGTCGATGAAAATCAGTGAAGTTAATAACATCGTCGAGAAGTCAACCGAGCGAATCATACAGGCCGCAGAGGTCAGGGCGGACTTATTGACCGTCGCGGCGCATATTCCAAAAGGACAGCGCAAAAAATACGGCGCAGAGCTCGAGCGCATCTTAGCAAAATATGACGGTTGACGGGGAGGTATAATGTGAAAATCTGTATTTCGATAGGGCACGGAAAATCGGCAAAAGGCGGCTATGACAGCGGCGCCATCGGCGGGGGCTTCCACGAATTTCGCATAGCGCGAAGAATAGGCTTTTACATAGCCGAAGCGCTTAAAAGCTACGGCTGCGATGTGTCGCTCATAAATTACGACGCCGATATGTATCTCACGGACAGAATAGCCTTCGTCAATCGCGGAGACTTCGATCTCGCCGCCGAGATCCATCTCAATGCGGGCGGCGGAACGGGGAGCGAGGTCTATTATAAGCACTCGGACTCAAAGGGCAAAAAGCTCGCCGCAGGGATAAGCGCGGGTATTGCAAAGACATTTTCGCTGCGCGACAGGGGAGCTAAAATAAAGCTCAATTCAGCGGGCAATGATTATTTCGGCTTTGTCCGCTCGGTAAAGTGCCGCAGCCTGCTTATCGAGACCGTGTTCATAGACAGCTCTTCGGACAGGAAAAATGTCGAGACCGAGGCGGGGCAGAGACTGTGCGGGAAAGCGATAGCCGAGTCGATAGCCGCATTTTACGGACTAAAAAAGACCGCGCCGCAGAAAGCTAAGCCCGTCTGCGATATCCGAGCGGGCGACCGCGTGAAGATAATCGGAAAGACATATGCCACGGGTCAGCGCATTCCCTCGTGGGTGAAATTAAGGACTCATACCGTCGCAAGGCTCGACTCAAAGCGCGCATTACTCAAAGAGATTAATTCGTGGGTTTTGATTTCCGATTTAAGGCTCGCAGAAAGACCGTCCGTCTCTGTCGGCAGTGTGGTTTCGATAAAGCCCGGCGCAGTCTACGGCGGCTGCACCTCGGCGCGCGGAAGAAAAGTGCCCGAGGCACAGCTCTCTCCGAAAAAACACACCGTCACAAAAATCCGGCAAAACCGCGGCACGCTCGAAGCCCTGCTCGGCGATATTTCGAGCTGGGTCGCGGTCGGCAGCCTCGAGGAGGTGTGAGATGAACTCGGAAATAACTGTTGCCCTGCTCTCGGCGGCGGGCACGCTCTTAGGCTCACTCGGCGGAATACTCGCCTCAAACAGACTGACAAATTACCGCATAGCGCAGCTTGAAAAGCGGGTGGACAAGCATAATAACTTAGTTGAGCGCATGGCGACTGCGGAGGATTCGATAAAATCCGCGCATAAGCGTATAGACGACCTTGCGCGCAGAAAATAAGGGGGATTTTTATGAAAAAGCTTTTTGAATATGCAAAGAGAGTGTCGGTAGGCACCTGGGTCAGGGGCATTCTCTCTCTGGTGTCGATAGTCAACATGGCGCTTGCCGCGTTTGGAAAAACGCCGCTCAATATAGAATACGGCGAGCTTTATACGGCGATAAGCCTGATTTTTGCCGCCGCCGTCGGCTTTGCGAGCTATTGGAAGAATAACAGCTTCACCTCTGCGGCGATAGAGGCGGATAAATTCCTGCATGAGCAGCGCATAGCGGAGGAAAAAGATGATAACGGCAATTCTATATAA